GTCTTCCAGGCCTTACGGTACGAGGACTTAGCCTTTTTTACCCTTTCACAACCTCAATTTAACGTCAAAATCAACCCTTGTGCTGAAAAGATTCCTTACTAGAATACTCATCATATAGCGCAAATATTTTTTGCAAACCCTATATGTAGTATTTAAACATTTAAATTTTTACGGCCTGCCGGAAATGAAAAAACCCGGCTGATTAGACCGGGTTCTTCAATCGGTAACTGGAGGTGAGAACTCCACTTACCGTGCCAAATGTATCTGGCGACTGAAGTTAGCTTAAACAAATGAACTGAATTCTTCAAGCGAGGGGACGGAACAAGAACACTTCTGGACAATTTAGAGAACCTTGAAGGTTGATATACAAGTAAAATTTTTTGCCAGGGTTTTTGGTGATTCTTAAACCCCACCCAACCCAAAATCGTGCTGAATGTATCTGGCGACTACTGATACAGCAACTGCAAAGGCAAGCCCAGGGGTATTTGCGGCGAGGCGCGATGAACAAAGAGGAAGCGGCATGGCATTGCTCCTGCTGATCTTTAAACTCGCGCCCCCGGTGACGGCCATCATTACGGCCCTGCTGGGATACTTCAAAGACCGCTAACCCTAAGCCCAGGAGGCTATTATGGTTGCATTGCTGTTGAAAATCGTACCGCCGATGTTCGTGATCATTAACGCGATCATCGAGTACGTAAACCAGCGCCCTTAAGCCTGGTTTGAAAAGGCCCGGAGTAGTGGGCCTTATTAACTTCGTTACAGCAGCTCATCTGGGATTGGTTTCACACCTGAGCTTTCAATGAACTGGATTATCTCCTGCCCAGTTGTGCTCCGACCAATGGCTACCGCATAGACGTGCCCGTTATGCGGAAAAAGGTCAACCTCAAACGTTTTGAGGGGAGTGCCATGGCTTCCATGGCCAGCAGCCTGAACGGTAACTTCTCCTACAAGCAACTTTTGTTTGGGATAATCGTCCGTCTTGATCTCCCCATCGAGACCACGACCAATCAATAGATATTCAACTTTCACCCTCCATCCTCCTGCTTCTGATAAACCGAATCGTTGCCTTTCAGCTGAGTGATAGAACGTTACCGATAATACCGTAGACACTCAATAAAGTACTCTCGGTACTGCTTGTTCTCAGGCCACCTACTCTGCGATAACCGCCATGTTCAGGCGCTCTTTGTACGCGACTCCGGAGGTCACCAAGTCTACGTTGACCTTGTCGCGTTCTTGCTGCGGCTTTGCGGCAATATTCCAGTCAGACATAAAAAATCCCCTCGATGGTTAGAGGGGATTATAAACCACTAATCTACAATCTCTAAAAAAGAGTAGTTCAGGCTCCTGAACTGACTACGCTTACCATATGCGCCTTCATTACCAAGTGATTTTAGATAACGATCTGCTTCAGGGGCGAGAGCAGCAGTCAACTCCTCATCGCTAATCCTATCTTCTCGTTCTATCACTGTTTCGAACTCATATTGCTTTTCGTCTGTTGTAATTGTGACCAAGTATTTTGCTTTCATATCACCCTCAATCGATGCTGTATGCGAGGATGAGTTTAGGTGCGTTTACGTACAAATATTCACACTGATGGCGAATACTTTCACCGGATCGGGCCCAAAATGCGGATGTGTGATCGCCTTCACTTCGTAACCAGCATACGGAACGTCGATACGCTTACTCAGGTCATCGCACTTCGGATAGCCACGGGCAATGATTAACCGGTCATATTCGCGAAACATGATGCGTTTATTCCAGAAATCATTTACTAGGCGATACTCTTCCGCTTTCTCTCCTGATTTCATCTGGTCGAAGTATTCGCCGTTAACAGTCAGCTTAAGGTTAGCCATCACTTCACCTCCTGCTGCGGTGCTGCTACGAGCATGACAGAGCGGCAGACGTTCCATCCAACAAAATAGAATGCATAGATACCATGTAATCCCAGACACTCATCCTCAGCGGCAATATCGAAATCCTCAGGCACATTGCCAGCTAATCATGATTTTGCCCTAACCCACTTAGTCATAGCGTCCCCCCTTCAAATCAATCCGGCGTCTTTGCGTTGTTTGTATTTCGCCACCAGCATCTCCGCCGGTGTCGGCCCCTTCGGCGATACTGGCGCAGCCAACGCCCGACGAACAGGAGGAATAGGCTTCCCAGCCAGTACCCGCTTTTCCCACATATCAAGGATGTCGCTGGCTTCACGCTCAAGCTCTTTGTGGCTCAACTGGCCATCGGTTCCGCGGCACCGCAACTCGAGGCAGATGTGATAATAAACCGGCTTAGGCCACGGATACTGCTCGCTGTTCGGGTAACGAAATACCAGCTTACGCCACTTCCAGTATTCAGCCATCACGTCAGCGGTGGTGATCCCCAAAACACAGCGCCCTTCCCTGCACCACTTGATGAATTGGCCTGGCGAAGGCAGAAACGGACGCTCCTGACGACGAACCATGCGCATGCCCGCTTCAACCTGCTCCAGAGTGGTAATCCCGTTTTCTTTGAAGGCCAGCACCCACTGACGGCGAATCTCGTTCACGTCTTCCTGGCTGCGATTAACCAGGCTTGCCGGGAACGCAGCGGCCAGCTGAACGAATAGCCCGTTGATAATCTGCGCCACCTGCTGCGTTTGTTCGCGCTCGGTGTACTGCTCAGGCAGGTTGTGGGCCACACGGCGAGCCTGTTCCCGGTCAAGATTGCGAATACTCTCGGCAAGGTTTTTCATTCCAGCACCCCGTCAATCCAGTCGGTGTTATGCAGGTCGATGCTGCCCCGGGAAGGTTTTGCCGTTCCTGTTGCGCGCAGCCGCTTGGTGGTGAGCTGATCCCACTGTTTTCGCAGACTCGAGGGGCTCAGGATGTTGTCTTTCCAGAACTCATCCCGGTTAGCCCACTGGAACAAATCGCAGATTTCGTAGTGAGTACGCTTATCCTGGACGCGCATCAGCCTGATGGTGTTCGCCCATTCCGCCCAGTTTGGCTCGGATAGCGATGCATTGACGGTGAGAAGCCTGTCGTAAATCCATCGGGCGGCCTTGAGGTCGTCAGAGGATCCCCATGATTTACCTGCTGGGGTGTATATTCCGGCGGCAGCTTCTGGATGGCGTGAGAGAAACTTTTGAGTTTTCTGGTTTCGGGATTCGTCAGAATTCCGAGACGAGGATATTTTATTATTGTTCTTGTTATAGTCTTGGGTGTCTACCGTTTCCGGGAAGGTTTTTCCCGTTTTCGGTAACACTTTTCCCGATTTCGGGAAGACTTTTCCCGTTTTCGGCTTGTCTAAAATCCAGGCAGAAAGGTCAGTATTTATACCGACCGTTTTCATCACGCCCTGCTTCTGACTGAAGATAATTTTGCGTTCTGCGAGTGATTTGAGCGCATCAGAAACGTGGGAATCACTCAACCCTGTAAGCTCGGCAATCACCGTGTTCGTAACGCGGTCCTGTTTCTTGTTCCAGCCGTAGGTAAGCCAGATCACCGCCTCAAAACACTGCCACTCCCGGCCTGACATTCTCAGACGAGGCTTGAGCTGTTGGATCTCGTTAGCGACCTTGGTATACCCGTTCGACAGGTCGGCCATACGACCTCCCGGTTGTTCGGTTCGATGGGGGAAATTGATAATTTCAGCTGTGTTTGACATACTTAGCTCCGCAATTACACTCCGTTTTTGCAACTGAAAGCCGTTGGTGTTCGAGCACCGCGGCTTTCGCCTTTTCCGAAGTCTTCACATTGCCCCCAGCATGGTTGTGACCATTGTCATTAGCGGGCCTAACTGCTCCGGCATCAGACGGAACAGTGATGCTATTCCCTCACTCAGCTCTTTGAGCTTCTGATGCTCTGGTGCGTCCAATAATATGGCCTGTTTTGCCTCTGCAACTTCCTTCTCGGCTTCTGCCAAGCGAGAGTTCTTACAATTGGTTCCAATTAGACGTCTACGATATTCCAATGGCAGAACGGCTATGATTGCCGGTGTTAGCTTTCGAATGTTTTCACGGTATTGCTCAGAGTCGAAACGGTTATCCAAGTACCGAAACAATTTCTGACGCGCCCGACAATGGTCTGATGGGAATTCGATACCCTTCCCCCGCTGCTTGCGCCACTCTTCAACGATGTGAGCTGAAACGGACTCCTGCCCAACTGCTGCTGCCCAAGCGCGCACCGCGTCTCGGATGGCGTCGTGGTTATCAAAGTGATTTGGATGAAATCGGTTTATCAACGTATCCGGTTGAAAACCACTATTATGTTGGAATGTAAGTGGATGCATTTGCTTTCTCTTGATTAAATGAACGATGTTTATCTAAAAATCAGTGACTTAATTTGAGTTCACGATTATTAACAAGTAATGTATTGAAGTTCGCTATCCTGACGTCTTTCCATACAGCAACCAGCCAGGGTCGCAATCTAGAGCCTTAGCGAGTTCAAATAAGTAACGAGGTCGCTTTGTTACTCCAGCCTCGATTAACTGAATTGACTGCTGCTTGACACCTGCTTGTTCAGCCAACTCAGCTTGTGTCATCTCATGCTCAAGACGCTTCATCTTTAAACGTTCTTTGATAGTTTGCATTGCTCCCCCTCATACAATCTTTCTTGTATTTAATTACAAACAATATTGTTTGTCAAATACAGGTTTTCTTGTAAGCATCTCTTTGTAAAAATGAGGTGAAATATGACCATCGCAAACCGAGTAAAGGCTAGAAGGGAGCAGCTTGGGCTGACGCAGACAGAGCTTGCTGAAAAAGTTGGAACATCACAGCAGGCTATCGAACAATTAGAAGGCGGAAAGACAAAAAGACCGCGATACTTACCTGAGTTAGCTTCGTTTTTTGGCGTATCTATTGAATGGTTGCTTGATGGATCAAGTAAATCTAATTTCACCTTCGTAAGTAAAAATGAGCCGAAGGGGAAATATCCATTGATCAGTTGGGTTAATGCAGGCAGTTGGGCGGAAGCATGTGAACCGTACGACTTGAGTCAGATTACTGAGTGGATTGAGACCGACACGAAATTACTTGGCAATGGTTTTTGGTTACGAGTGGAGGGTGACTCGATGACATCTCCCGTTGGTCAGAGCATTCCAGAGGGTCATCTTGTTCTCGTTGACACGGGTCGCGAAGCCAAAAACGGCAGCTTGGTCATAGCGAAAATGACTGATGCGAATGAGGCAACCTTTAAGAAGTTAGTGATTGATGGAGGGCAAAAATACCTGAAAGGGCTAAATCCCTCATGGCCTATGATGCCTATAGACGGGAATTGCAAAATCATTGGTGTTGTTATTGAAGCTCGTGTGAAATTTATATGACCAAGACAATAATTGGCCTGTTTTTACTCGTCTTTTCAATTAACGCTTACGCAAAGTGTTGGATCGTGTCTGACCTTCAAGGTAAGTCTTCATTCAGTGATGATGGATATGAATTCATCGATGACGCAATGTCGGGTGTTGCTTACAAGCTAATCATACATGGTAAAAAAGCATCTTTAACTAACATGAATGGTTCCCCTGTTTCTGATGTTGCTTACGTTCCTTTGTCGTACAACACTATGGTAGGTAGTTACCAATCAGGCGGTGGCATTACTGTTGAGACTTGGTCTATAACAGAAGACAATAAAGTTATGTACTCAAAAGTCATGAACATCCCTAGTTTCCAAAAGCTTACGTCAACAAAGGCTTTTGTTGGTGATGTTGCTGGTACTTGCAACGAGTAGCGCTTTTCCTTTCCCTCTAAAATCATAAAAACAAACTATTTACCATTTAAAAACAAAGGGTTTGTTTTTGTGACGCCTGAAAATACAAATTATATTGTTTACTCATAACAAACTATCTTGTATTGTAATTCTATCGGTAGATGCTTCGACCATTTTGCTTAAAAGGTTGAGGTTTAAGAACAGGCGGCCATAACGGCCAATATAAAGCGCATCAGGTGTAAATGTTCCGCTAGCCGGCGATAAGGCAAACGAGGTGAGAATGATTGATTTCGCACGCAAACCAGGACGGCAGCAAGCCGTAAAACTTAACTTGTTCGAAGTGATTCTTCGCCGCTTGTGCTACCTGCTAGCGCAAAAGGGGGATCCAGATGTGTAACTCAACGAAATGTGGGTACTGCGGCAAGCCGGTTAAACCGGGGGAAGTAGTCAAAAGTACCCTTCTCTATCGCAACGGCTCACAGCTGGCGCGCAAAGAAAAAGAATACTGCTCTGAACGTTGTGCTTCGTACGACCAGATGGCACACGAGGCATAACGTAAAAGCCGCGCAAGGCGGCCCGTACGTCCGGTGCTCCCGACCAAAGTTACACCGGAAAACTACTTAAAAAACCAAAGTTCACCCAATGGGCGCTATCTCTGGCCCGGGGATCTTACATCCAAAAAAGAGGATCTCACATGGAATT